ACGGGCGGCACGGCCATTGACCACACCGCCCCCTCAAAAGTCTCGTTGACCAGCACGTCCTTGTTGTCGCCGTACTTATGCACGCCGTCGTTGAGGACGCTGCCGATAATGCGGAAATACTGCCCGGTGAGCAGCGGCGGGGTGGAGCCGTCCGATCCGTGCAGCACGCCGCCGGAGATCGTCCAGGTGCCCGTCCAGATGTCCCGCACGAACCAGTTTTTCAGATACTGGCAGATCTCAGTCAGCATACCGCCCCGCCTCCCTTCCTATCAGCCGAGCACGCGGACGGCCATTTCCGGATACATGGTCTTGTAGCCGTAGAGGACGTCCATGCTGATCATTTCCTTCTTGTACTGCATATCGTAGCCGCGAGTCACGCGGAGCGAGATGCCGTTGTGGCTGGTGGTGTAGCTCTCCACGCCTGCGGGAGCGGCCAGCGGACGGGTGACGAACGCGAAGGCCGCCTCGTGAAAGACCAGGTTGTTGACGGTGTTCGCCGCGACAAGGGTGACGTCGGCGTTGTCCGCCACGGCCTCGACAAGACCGTAGGTCAGGGTGATGTCCTGGTCGGCGGTGGACAGCTCACCGGCGGATGCCACCTTGTACAGGTAGTTGCCGATCTTGAGGTTGTCACCGGCGGCCAGCGCGGTGCTGACGCCGTCCACGTGGATCTGCTTGGTACCGGCGGCATAACCGGCGGAGAGATCGATCTTGACGGTGCCCGCGCCGGTGTTCGCGCCGTTCACGGCCACGCCCTGGCTCATGTAGTTCTCAAGGCCGAAGATGTCGCCGATGGAGCCCGCACGCAGGGCCTCGGTGGCGCCGCTCTTGTTGGCGTTCACGATGGCGCCGATCTGCCGGAACAGGCTCATGGCGGCGGGATTCCAAACGCCGCGCCTGCGGTTGGTGGGGACCTTGTGGTCGTCGAGGACCTTGGCAGCGGCGGCGAAGTCATCCAGGCCGTCGGGCGTGGTGCCTGCGGTGCCGATGCAGTAGGGGATGTCATAGGCCAGCTTCAGGCCGTCGTCGTTGATCTTCTCAGCGAGCGCAGCGGCGGCGGGCTCGATGAACAGCCTGTTCAGGTCGTCCACGCTGGTGGCGCGGGCGATGGCGCCGAACTCGGCGTCCACGGTGGCCAGCTTGTCAAGGGTGACCTCGACGCTCTTCTCCTTCACGTCCTGGGCGCTGACGCCAAGGGAGGAGTCGAAGTCGGAGGCGGTCAGCACCACGGGCTTGCGGACCTGGATGGTCGCGCCCTTGCCGTCCTCAAACGCCTCGGAATAGTCGCGGTAGATCAGGTTCGGGAACACCAGGTTCTCGATCAGACGGGGAAGCGCCTGACGGGCGATGTTTTTGACACTCAGGAACTCGTTTGCCATTGATTATCATCCTTTCTTCTTGGCGGCCTCATAAGTAGCCGCATAATACTCGCGGTCGCTGAGGCTGTCGTAGTCCACAGCGCCGCTCTGTGCGGGAGGTTTAGCGGTCGGTGCGCCCTGCTGCACCGGCTCCCCGATGAAGTCGGCCCACTCGGCTTTGATGCCCTCGACCAGCTTGTCCTTGCCCTCGATCTTCCCGTCGCTGTCCAGCTTCACGCCGTCCACGTCGGAGACGCGGAGCACGGCCTCGATCCGCTTCTCGGAGATCCCCGCCTCCTTGAGCAGCGCACGGTACGCGCTCTCCTTGGCGGCTTTGCTCTCCTTGGCAGCCAGATCGGCCTTGAAGTTCTCAAACTCTTCCTTGATGGCGTTGTACTTGACTTCATACGGGTTCTTGCCGCCGTTCTTCGCGGCGTCAGCTTTGAGACCGTCCAGCTCCGCCTGTACTCCGGGGAGCTTCTCCGCGTCCGCCTTGTACTGATCCCGCTCAGCCTTGAGCGCATCGGTGACCTCGGTGTGCGCGGCTATGATCTCGTCGACTTTGTCCGCCTCAATGCCCAGGGCGGACAGGAATTTGCGTGTAAATGCCATATCGTTTGCTCTCCTTTACTTCGGCCCGTTGCTTTGGGAACGAGCGTGATATATCAAAAACCGCGTTGCTTCGCGGATTTTGCCAACAAAAAAAGACGGTCGCCCGTCATCCATTTTTCAGTGCTTCCTCGATGTACTGCTTGACCTGGTCCTCGTTGCGCTCAAACGCGTTTTTGAGGAACCGGTTCGGTGTCATCCGGCGCGTGCCCTCGTGGACGTAGATCGCGTAATCCACGTTGGTGCCCACGTATACCGCCTGCTCCGCGCCCTCATACTGCGATGTGATGCTGTTTTTCAGCCTGCCGGTGTCTACGCGGCGCGGATCGTTTTCCAGCTCGTCCGCCGCCTCCGAGGCCAGGAACAGCCCCACGGCGGTCAGACCGCGCTCTATCGCCTTTTCGCTGGCGCTCTTCACCGCGTCGGTGTTGACCGTCATCTCAAACGTGAAGCCCATTATCCGTCATCTCCGTCCAGCGCTTCCCGCGCCGCCTTATACTCGGCTATATAGCTGCCGCGTATGGCCTCGCCCACGCGGGTCTGGTACTCGATGTCCCTGGACTTCGGCGTGGCCTCAAGCCACTCGTCGTACGTCATGCCGCCCGCAGCCGCGTTGCTCCGGTACTGCCTCGCACGTGGCTCCAGACCGCTGACTGCCGCCCGCACGCTGCACCGGCAGTTCCACACAAGGAATGGCTCCGCGTTGGGGTCTCCGGGGTACATGATCTCGTAGCCGTCTACCTCAAACGGCTCCCCCACGGGCACCTTCTGCCCATCGAGGAGCCTGTGCTCGTGCCGTGTCCGGTTGTCAAAGACGGCCCGCCACTCCTGCATCATGTCGACGCCCAGGTCCTCCGCCCGCTGGTACGCGTCGCGCCTGCCTGCGTTCTCCGCAGCGGTGGACGCCGTCCGCGCATAACGCACGGCGCTCTTGTAGTTTGTCGTGCCCATCTCGCGGGAGATTCGCTGCGCCATGTTGGGGATGCTCTCGCCCTGGAGTATGCTCTGCACGGTGACGCTCTGGATCTTGCCTGCCTGCCACCGTTCGTCCTTGGTCTTGGGTATCTTCGCGCCCAGGTTGACGTCCGCACCCTTGTCCTCGCGCACACCGGGGAGCACGTCCGGGTTGTCCCGCATGATCCTCTCCACAGCCTCCCGGGTGTAGAGCACGTAGTTCGTGTTGATGTTCGCCGCGTGCTCCACCTCGTAGGTGGCGTAGTTGTGATTTTCCGCGTACACCTCGGCCTGATAGCCGCGCACGATCTTCCGCGCCGTGTCGTTGGTCCGGTGCAGGTCAGCGGCAAGCTCGTCCCGCAGGTCCTCCCAGCGCTCGCCGTTGATGAGCTGGGACTCCCGCCACATCCGGTACTCCTCCGCCGTCTTTTCGCCCTTGGCCACCTGGAGCTGCCAGATCTCGTCCTTGACCTGGAACCGCCGCCAGTAGTCGTTGAGCTTAGCCTCGACCTCGGTTGTCGCCTGCCGGTACTCAGCGGCCAGTCGCCGGTTCATCTCCTCGATCAGCCGGTCGGTTGCCTCATGCGCGGGGTCAAGCATTGCCGGTCACATCCCCAGAAGGTGCGACGCCCGTCACAACGGTCCCGTTGGGCTCCGTTCCTCCGGCACCGAAGTCAAGCCGCTCCGCGTCGTTCGCGTCGATACGCCGCAGCACCTCGTCGGCCTGATCTCCGTCGCCCAGGATGGACAGGATCTTGCGCGTGACGTATTCCTCGTCAAGGTACGCCGCAGCGGCCACCAGCGTGGTGATCTCCTCCTGCGTGTTGACGATCTGGCTCCTGGTAAAGGACGGCTCGTCGTCGATCCCCGCCACAGCGAGGATGCCGTCGACGAAGTCGATGATGCAGTATTCGTACTGGTCCGCCTTGACGTTCTGCGGCTCGTATGCCGCCCGGATCTGCGTCGCTGTTGACGCGCCGCCCGCGATGTCCGTGGGATTGAGGATCATGGCGTCCTTGTATAGCTGCTTCTCCAGCCGGTCCAGGAGCTGCTCCCGCGCCGCGTACGGGATGTCCACGGTGATCGAGCTTACCTCCTGCCCGTCGCCCGGCGCCGCCGCGCCCACGTTGCGGAGCCGGTCCAGGAACTGCGACAGGTCGGTGTCGTCCATGCCGCCCGCGCCCTTGATGATCCAGTAGATCTGCGCGTTGTCCAGATCGTTCTCCCAGCCGTTCAAAATGAAGTCATAGGCGTCGATCTTCTCGCGCAGGCCCACCAGCTCGCTCTGCTTCTTGGGATTGCCCCAGAGCGGGACGATGGGGAACGATGGGTAATTCTCCCCGTTGAGGATCTCCACGCCGAAGGCCGCCGTCCGCACGCCGTTGAGCCGGTACGCCGTCTTCGGCACCATGTACACCTTCTGGCCGATGCTCTGCCACGCGTCCGACGGTGTGTTCTTGGAGTTTTCCATCCAGAGGTAGGACGTGTAGCCGTCCAGCTCGTAGAGCACGGCCCGCAGCGGCTTGTCGGACGAGATCTGCCACCAGCGCACACCGGCGGCCAGCGCGCCCGTCTCCTCGTCGTAAAGCGGCGCGAACTCCGTGGCCCGGAAGACCTCTACGTGGTCAAGGTTCCAAAAGCCGAAGGCGATGCCGCCCACCAGCGCGTCCTTCCCGATCTCCTGCAGCCGGTTGTCAAAGTCAGCGCCCAGCCGCTCGCCGTTGCCGTTCTTCCACGAAACGCCGTTTCCAAGCAGGTACTGGTTGAGCTGCGTGCAAAAGATGTTGAAAAAGTTCGACGTGCTCCGGTGCACCGTCGCCGTGCTGTCAACGTGCTGCTGGCCGTAGATGTCGGTGATCATCTTCTGGTACTGCATCGTGGTCGTGTTCCGGCACCGGTCATAATCCTCCGCGATCACCGCCGTGCGGTAAACCTCGGTGGACTTCCACTCGGAGATCACGCTCCGCACGAAGTCCGCCCGCTCGGTGTCGGTGTCTCCTACGAGCTGCAGGTCCTGATATGTCAGCACTGACATTCCCCCTATCTCAAATACGTGGGCGTGTACGCCCTCTTTGGCTTTGCCGCGCCCATTGTCTTCACAAAGTACCGCGTCTCGTCCATGGCGTGGTCGTTGACCTTCACCGGCCGGTCATCCACGGCCTTGTCGTCCCACACATAGCCCTGGACTTCCTTGAGCCAGTTTTTGCAGCACGGCGCGATCCTGATCCGCCCGGTCTGCATGGCCGTCGCCGTCTCCCGGATGCCGTCAGCCACGGCGTTGTCCGCCGGAATCACGCGGTACTTGCCCCGCTTACGCAGCAGGGCGATAAAAGAAGCCGCGGACGGATCAATGATCACCCGCAGCTTGTTCTGCTCGTTGCCGATGCCCTCGGTGAACGCGTCCAGCGCCTGCGCGTATTCCTCGTCGGTCTTCTGCACGCCGCTGTCTCTGCCGGAGTAGTAATACTCACGCAGCCGCCACCACACGTCGCCGTACTGGCCCCACAGGCCCGCGCTGAAGGCGTTCTGCGTGCCGTAATCCAGCGACAGGGCGACCTTTTCCGGCCTGCCCTCCGGCGGCTCCTCCACCGCGTCGGCATACATGGGATAGATCACCCCGGTGGCCGCCGTCCACTGCCCCAGAATGAACCGGTCGTAGTATACGGTCCCGGCATACTCGCGTTTGAGCTGCTCCACGATCTCCGGCGGCAGCACGCCGTCGTCGATGACGTACGCCTGCTGGTACACGTCCGCGTCGCTGTCGAGGAACGCCTTGAACCAGTGCCCGGGGTTGTCCGGGTTGCACGTCCCGTCGAAGCGGGAGTGCTCGCACCGGAGCCTCGACTTGAGCATCTGGAAGACGTCCTCAGACCATGTCGTGACCTCGTCGCCGTAGACGTACTCAAACGTGGCGCCCTGTATGCGTGCTACGTGCTTCTTGTTATCCGCGCCCAGCGCGAACACGCGCTTGCCGAACATCTGGACGGTGCTGTCCGCCCGGATCGCGCCCACGCACCCCGGCCAGATGG